GCTTGTACGTGTCGCGGGCCTTGTCCAGTTCCTGCCGCGTCTCCTCGGTAAACTCCGGGGGCGTGTTCAGGGCCGGGGCCTTGCGCTTGACGACGGGCAGGTACAGCCACCGGTTCGCAGACCCGTTCGTCATCGCGGATAGGCCGATCATGTTCCGCAGTTCCTTCGGCGTGATCCCGATCAGCGCCGGCAACCAGTACGGTGGGTCCACCACCTTGCTGTCGCCCACCTTCCGGTTGGACAGCTGCCCGCCGTCGAACGCTAGCCGCATCTTCGGGTCCAGGGTCGAGCCCTCGCGGCCCCGTGACGCAAGGTTGTTGGCGTACTCCTCCTCCAAGAGCAGGGCCGTTATCGGGCCGTAGCCCTTGCGGGCCGCCAGATGCGTGACGAGCCCTTCGCCGCTGTTGATCCCGTCGAGCAGGACGCCGTTAACCGCCATCGTCCCGAACGCCTTGGTAAAGGCGTCCTGGGTCCGCATCATCGTCGTGCCTTTCCGGCCGAACGTTGACTCACCTACCAGCGCGATGAACGGGCTGCTGGTCTGCGTCCGGTGGAAGTACGCCATTCCCGGCAGCAATGCCCCACAGAACGCTAGAACGGCCCCTAGCAGCCCGACGTGCCCCGCATCGGTACCGGCGGCCAGGTCGTACACCATCCGGCCTACGAGCCCTTCGTAGGCGATGGCCGGGAGATCGTCGGGGAATGCCTCGGACCGGGATACGCCCAACAGGTCCAGCTCGTCGTCCCCGATCCGCCGGGTGGCTCGTTCCTCGATCTCCTCTACCGGGTCAGGTCCGAACCGCTGGAAGACTTCTCCGATGGCGCGATCCACTTCCTCGGCCGACTTGGGCTGCTCCAGGCGGTCGTTCTCCGCGAGGACCGCGACCCGCAGTACGGCCGGGTCGTTGATGACGCCGCGCAGTGCCCGGGCTCGGTTCCTGAGCCAGTCGTGGCGGCCGCCGACAGACGGCAGCGTGTCGCCGATAATGGTGATGGCCGCGGCTGGCGCGTCAGCCACGCCGGCCGCGGCCCACGACGCGGGCAACGTGGCTATCTCCAAGGTACCCGACACCGGCTCGTACTCGTAGCCGCTGGCATGGACGCTGCGGGGACCGATGACGTAGCCCTGGAGCCGGCCGTTTCCCCAGCGGGTGACGAACCCGAACAGCTTCCGGATCGGCCGCGGGTAACCGTCCGGCCATCGGTAGAAGACGTGCTGGCCGTTGGCGGTCTTCGTCGTTAGCGTCTCGGGCAGGACGCCGTACCGCTCCGACAGGTCCGCGATCCGCTGGAACTCCTCGTGGGTGTCCACGTCCATCGCGAAGACGCCATCCGGACACACGAGCCCATAGTTCGGTTCGGAGCCTGCCAGCAGCAGTGTCCGAATGCGCTCCGGGTCGCGGGTCGCGTCCTTAAAGCCGTTGACGCCGATCGGGTGTTTACCCGGGGAGCTGCAGTCGATCCCCTTCGGACAGCGGCACCTGCCGCCGGGGAAGGTGGACCACACCGAGAAGATGCCGAAGCCGCGTTCCGCGAACCACAGTGCCGCGCGGATGCGTTGCTCGGGTGACGGGCGCGGAGAGGGCTGTGCCATCCCGGAACCTCTAGAGATAGTGGAGCCGCGACAGCAGGGGGGATGCTGCCGCGGCCCATATGGGGAAGGCTAGAAGGGCAGTTCGTCGGACTGGCCGACCGTCTCCCGAAGCGGGGCAGCGGCTGCTGGCGCAGCTGTCGCACCCGTGTTCGCCGTACCCGTTGCCTGGGCGAACTGCTGCTGGACCTGCTGGACCGGCATCGCGAGCAGGGCATCCACCTTGGGATACCCGCCGTCGTCGTGAATGACCTTGCCGAGCGCCACGCGTCCGACCAGATCGTCCACGTTGAACTTCTCGCCCACTGCAGGCGGCTTGCCGCCGTTCAGGGCGACGATCAGCCCGTACTGCTTGGACTTAGGGCCAGCGGCTGCGCTGGCCGATGTCCGGGCCCCACGGCCAGCAAACTCGCCGTCAGTGACCTTGAACTGCCAGTCCCGCAGGTACGTCTTCTCGCCGGCTCGGTCGCCCTGTCGGATCGTGACCTCTCGCCAGTCGCCGATCTCCGTCAGCATCAGCGGATACGTCCCATCCGCTACATCGTCCTCCGGGGACGGTCCCCCGGCACCGATCGTGATATCGCGTTCCAATGTCACGTCCAAACTCCTCTGCCTGCGGGCGATTGCCCAATGGCGATGCATTCGTGGCACTTGATCGTCGGAGGCCAGGAGCGGCGCTCCTCGATGATGCGGAGGCCACATAAGGTCCGCAGCTCACCCTTCCGAAAGGCGTGGTCGATCTGATCCGTACCGGCTCGCCAGTACAGCCGGTCATCCATGCCGGTTGTGGTTCCAGCGGGCCTGCTCCCGCATCAGGTTCGACACCGCATGCTCGTACGCTTTCTGCGCGTCGTTGTACGGGCCGTACGGTGCCCGCTCCCCGTCCGTTACCCGGTTCACTAGATCATCCGCTTCCCACTGCCACGCGGCCCACGCGATGTTGCGTCGGGCTATGGCGTTCTCCAGGTGTTCGTCGGGCCGCGGGTACACGAAGTGGTCCCCGTCGTGCATCGTGGGATCGTCGGCTGCGCTGCACACGGCTACCACCACCGCCGAATACGGTAGGTCCGCATCAAGCACTCGGTATTCCAACGACCGCGGAACAGCAGGTAATCGGCCCACCACGAGCGGATCACAGCACGTCCCCCGTCAGGTCCTTGGCGGCTAGTCGCCGCTTCCAGGGCGGCTGCCACGGTTCGGACTCGGGAGCGCGGGTCGGCAGCGGGGTGTCCTCAACCGGACCTTGACGAACGGTTGTACCCGCTGCCGACCGGCGTTCCCGAATACGATCCAATAGCGGCGTGCGCGAGGTCATGGCTTGATCCTTCCGGCAACGGAGCGCCACACGAAAGCGATCGTCAGCAGCGCGATCCACCAGATGAGGATCAGCACAACGCCGTCTAGTGTCAGCATGTCAAGGTCTCCGATTGCGTAGACAGAACCCTACGCCTATCCGGAACGGGTTGTCAATAGGTATGTCGATAGGCTAGGTGGTCAGGTTCGTTTCCAGGACGGTGATCGTCGCCGCCGAGACGGTGGTGGAGGCGTACAGCGTCCCGGTCGCCGCGCCGTTGTCCACCTTCCACTGGATTTTGATCGTGTGGGAGCCGGCCGACAACACGCCGGTCATCAACGTGAAGCTGCAGCTGCGGGATGCACCCGAGCCTTGGAAGATCGCGGAGCCGTACGCCTGCCCCTGCCGGGTGCCGTCCACGGCCACGTCAATGGAGCCGGCCGCGGTACTCGTGACAATGGCATTGCCGTTGAAGATCACCATGCAGCGGGTAGCACCGGTGGTGAGCGTGACGGTAAGACCGGTCGCGTCCACGTAGGTCGTGCTGCTCGTTGTCAGGTCGCCGGCCGTCCGGGTCGCAATGGCGATCTGCGCGAAGCCACCACCGCCGCCCGTGCCACCGGACATCAGCGTCTCGGTACCGGCGTCGTCCTTGGAGTACATCTTGCCGTCTGACTTGGCGTAGGTAACGACCTTGCCGGACGCGGGCGTAGACGGCGCGGCCGCTTCCGGCCATGTCAGCTTCGGTACGTCAATTGCGTCGATCTTCGCCATGTGCTTCTCCTAATCCGGCACGAAGCCGTAGACCCAATCATCCTCGGCCACGTTGGTAACGGCCACGGGCGGCGCGGTCCCGTCCACGATCACTTCGTAGTGGCCCGCCGCGCCGCCGGTCTGCGCCTGCCATGTTGCCGCGCTGCTGCTCGTGGCGGTCGGTACGTAGCCCACCGAAGGGGTGCCGCTGATCGTCACCCCCTGGATCGCGTCCACGTCCGGGTTGGGGTACGTGCCGGACAGATCACCGCCCGCCGCCCCGCTCGGCGTCGATGGGATGCCGGTCCCGATCTCGTGGGCCAGCACGTTGGCCCCCCCGTTGATATTGAAGATGTGATCGACCGGCCCCGAGAAGTCGGCCCCATTCCAGGTGATCGTTCCCACCATCGCGTCGGAGCCGTCATCTAGGTCGTATACCGTGGCAGACCACGCGGGGCTCGACAGGTGCTCGGCGTCGTATAGCAGCACGTCGCAGGACACCGGGAACGAGCCCGCCACGGCCTTGATCCCGTAGGTGCATCCGGTCTGATGCATCTCGATGATCTGGGACGGGTGCGGAGCCGATGTCAGCTCAACGCCTACGATGTCCTGTCCGAAGATCAGCCCCTTCGCCACCGTCAGCTCGCCGAGCTGGACGCCGGTATAGAAGGCGTAGACGCACGCGCCGTCAACGTAGGTGTAGTTCGACTGGCCCCGCTGGGGGAGCCGGATGCCGTAGGCGTTGGAATGGGTCGGCTGTGTGACGGACGCCGAGGACGTGGGCCAGCTCGCCATCGTCACCATCACGTCACGGATCGCGCTGGCCTGGGTTGACATCAGGTTCCAGAACGTGAACGTGGGATTGTCAGGTGCGAGGCACAGCAGGCTTTCAACAACCACTTGGATATTGTTCCTGCTCGTGAACACCTGATTGCCGGCACCGAAGCAGGCCGCGGTTCCCGATGCCCCGGTCAGTGTCGAGTTCAGGATGGAATAGCCGCTCGGGTCCGGGATTGGCCCCGCGTACGAGTATGGCGGGCGAGCGGCACCGATCAGTCGAACCGTTATCTGCGGGTCGGACGTGGAGACGGCTGGCAGGACGATCTGCGCGTTACGCGAACCGGTGTCCTGGAGAGCGCCACCGATCAGGTACGTCCCCGGTGGAAAGTAGATCGTGCCGCTCTCGGTACCGCTAACGGTGCAGCCGTCGATCGCGTCCTGGATGGCGTCGGTGTCGTCGGTGACGCCATCCCCGACAGCGCCGTAGTCCATGACGCTGCACCAGTTGAGGATGCTGCTACCGCCTCCGCCTCCCGGCGTGTAGTCCGCGAAGGTCAGAGCCGTCGAGCCGATCGTAGGCACGCTCGTGTTCGTGTTGCGGAACAGCTTCCCGCCGTTGGCTGTACCGGTCACGACGTAGATGAGCGCGCCGTACGCCGCTACGCCCTCCTCCATGTCAAAGGCTCGCGCAGGACTGGCACCTGCGATGTAGACGCCGTTCTGCGAACCGGTGGACTGATCCTTTACCAGTACCCGATCACCGGCCGCAAGTGCCACACCGTCAACCGTGTCGCCCGCGTTCAGGCCCGTGCTGATCGTCAGGTTCGCAGTCGTGGCGACCCGGACCGGGAGTTGCGGAGGAGCGGCCCGGTGGAATTCCGGCTTGTGGGCGTCCAGTCGGATCGTCATGTACCGGGGCCTCCGACGTTCGCTTGGTAGTTCACGGTCAGCCGCTCGGCCCGCGTGTCACCGGATGCCGCCTGCGGAGCGAAGTCCAGCGAGAAGGTACCGGCATCGGGATCGATTTCCGTATAGCCGTTGATGATCGGCACACCATCCACAAACGGTTCCAGCGTCCCCGCGGCATACGGGAACCGGGTCGTAAAGGTGGCCGTAGTCCCGTCGCCGTCCGCCACGAATTCGTTCTTGACGTGCATAAGGGCACCGGGCGGGACGCTGGCACCGCACGGCAGGAACGCGGTAGAGACGCCAGCGTGGGCGGTACCAGAAGGCCGGTCCGTGCCGGTGACGTAGGAGCCGGTCGCATCCGTGACGATCTGGTATCCCACATTGCCGATGGCGTCTACCGCGATCGGTGACTCATCGATGATGGTGCCGCCCGCGATGCTGGTACCGGCTCCCGGGTAGGCCAGTCCTTGGTTGCCGCCCGCGGCGGACAGGATGACAACATCTAGGCCGGCTGTCGGCGTGTGCACGGTGGTGCACTGGCCGGTGAAGCCGGTCGGTACCTCCGTCGTCTGGGCGGTGTCTAGGTCGCCCAGCCCGGACCATTCCATATAGGCGTAATACTCCGGGGCCACGATGCTGGCGATGCCGGTATCGTTGACGACGGGCGTCAGCGACTCCCCGGCCTCGGCGACCTTGGTGAACACGTTCACGACGGCCGGCCCGCCGCCCACCCCGACCTCGCTGGCCTGCCCGTGCCAGGTCCAGCCGGGCATATCGTAGGTGCCCGGGCTGGGCGGCGCGTTGTCGCCGGCATACCACGCGACCCACATCAGGTTCCCGGGAGTCGGGGCCGAGCTGATCGTGAACGTCCAGCTGTCCGTGATGCCGACCTCGGTTGCCACGACCACGCCCTGCGAGTGCTCCAGGACCGCATCCCCGATTTCGCATGATGCCTGATACGGTCCTTCGCCGGGATCGCCCCCACCGGGGCCGACCGCCTGGATTTCGTTCGATAGCGTCAGGTGCAGGTCGTACATATCCCGCCGACCGTCGCTCGGGATGACGTTGCGTCGGGTCACGGGCACCGTCACGAAGTCCTCGTACCCCGGCAGGTGGGAGAATTTCACGTCCACCAGATCGCCGGCCATCAGCAGGTTGACTTGCGAGGCAGGCACTCGGATGGCGCAGGTGATCGTGTCCACTTCCACGGCCCGCGCCGCGAGCTGCGCCTGCACGAGTGCATTGGCCGTGGCGAGCTTGCCTACCCGGTCGGTTGTGTACACCGCATCCCGGAGGAAGTTCACCGGGCTGAACTCGGTCGGGGACAGCTCCGCGATGAGCAGATCGTTGCGGGCGTAGACATAGTTACCGCCGAGATAGCCGAACAGGACGCCCGTCACCTGGTCCGCGGCGCTGCGGCTGAGACTGGCGTCGATGAACGGGTAGAACGTCGTGCTGTCGGCGTCCGACTCGACGTTGCTGATCGCCAGCGTGGAGGTCGGCCCCACCCCTACCAAGTCGTAGTGCAGGCTCGGCTCGTTGGCCGACTGGTCGAAGTAGGCGAAAAAGTTCTTCCCGCTCGTCCCCGCCACCGACTCGAACAAGCCTTGCGGGAACTGGGTCACGTAGTCGGACGGACCGAAGCCGACCGGGTTGTCAGTTGTGTTGAACCGGCCGTTATCCGCGAGCGGTGTGCCGGCCATCGGTGCCGACGCCTGCGCCCACGCGACCCGCTCGATGTCGGTTTCCTCCGGCCGTTTGGCGCTACTCGCCCGGAAGACCTCTAAGCTGAACGCGGTGTTGAGGTCGTGGACTTCGCATTCCCATACCCGAGCCGCGCCGTACCGAAACGGTCCGCGGTCGATGGTCTTGCCGATGATCCACCCGGAGAAGGTGCGCTCGTTGCCGGTGCAGCTGGTCTCGTCATGGGTGAAGGTGTGCCAGCCGCGGAGGTCCAGCTCGCCTAGCGGATCGTCAATGCGGACGCCGGCTACCGCGGGCTCGCCGTACCACGCCGCCGAAGGCAGGCCGACCACGCCCTGCTTCGCGTCGTTGTTGAGGCGGACGCGGTTGGTAATCAGTACCGTATCGATCCGGTATTCCTGGGCCATCAGGAGAGCGTCGAGTGGAAGGTCTTTGTGAAGGTCTTCTGTCCCTTGCTCAGTTCCTGGATGGAGAACTTGGCGGAGATGTTGACCGTGGGCGAGAAGTCCTTCCGGCGGATCGCTTCCAACCGTTCATTGGCGATGTTCTGCCGGGAGGCGACCGTCTGTGTCGCGGACGTGGTTGCAGCGGCAACGGTCTTGACGGCGTTCACGGCCCCGATAACGAGCGAACCGGATGTACCTACCCTGTCGCGGATCGCGAAGGCGGCAGCCTGATTGCGGGTAGCAATGGCCGCGTTCTGTACAGACGAATTGCGAACGGCTCCGGCCACAGCATCGATGTTGGCCTTCTGTGTTTCGATGGCCTCCAGCCGCTCGTTCGTGATGTTCTGAGCGGTGTTTTCTGCGGCACTGTTCGTTTTGCCGGACGCTTCCAGCTCCGTGATCTTGTCCCGAAGCGTCTGTTGACTCTGCTCCATCGCCGTGGCGATGCCGTCGATATCCAGCTGGAACGCGATCTGATCCGGCGCGAACCCGGACCGTAGCTGCGACTCCCGCTCCTCCAATCCCTTCAGGGACTGCTTCAGATCAGCAAGCGATGCACCGCCCGCGAAGTCCTTGGTTTGCTTGGCTAGGTCCGCGATGCCTTGCTTGTTCTCCTCGGACTGCTGGCCGCGGATGCTGCCCAACTCCGCGATGAACGCCGCGGCCGCTCCGATGATGAAGACCTTGGATGCCGCACTGGCAATCTTCCCGGCGGTACTAGTGGCACCACCCGCTGCCGCGCCACCCGCTACCCCGCCGCCAACACCCGCCACGGTCGCAGCCCTGACGTTGACTACCCCGGCGTTGATGCCCAGCACGCCCTTGATGAGCCCCTTGCCAAGCTCGGAAGCAATGCCGCTGATGGCTCCGCCTGACAGCTTGTTGAGGCCGGCCAACGCAATGATGGTTGTCTGGACTTCGGGCGGCAGCCCCAAGAAGGCGTCGAACAGGACGCCGGCCCAATGGGCGGCGGACTCCAAGCCCGCGGCGATTGCGCCCCACGGGATTTTCTCGGCGAACGCCAGTGCCTTATCGAACGCCCCCGGTAGCTTGTTGGCGAACTCCTGGATAGCGGGGCCGTTCTTCACGACAAGATCGTTGAGCTTCTTTGCCAAGTTCACGATCTGCGGCAACAGAGCCGCGCCGATGACAGTTGACGCATCGGTGAGATTGCCCTTCAGCCGCCGCATCAGGTTTGCCATCCCGCCGGCCGTCTTTTCGAAGTCGCCCTGTTGTACCGCCGTGTCCTTGAGGATGAGCGCGTATCGGGCTTGGACCTTCTGCGCCTCCGTGAGCGCGTCACCGCGCTTCGCAATACCGGATGCGTAGGCTTCCTCTTTGACGCGGGCCTCTGACAGCAGGACGCCGAACCGGCGCAACGGCTCCGCCTCGCCGGACAGCCCTGACCGCAGCCGGTCCAGCATTTCGGACGGGTCTTCGTCGTTGAACGACGCCATATCCGCTGCCAGCGTAACGAGCGTTTTGGACATGTCCGCAGCCTTGGCTTCGGCCAGTCCCGTCGTCTTGAACATGTTGCCGAACGCACCAGCAGCGGTCAGGGCCTCGATCCGGCTAAGCCCCAACTTGTCGGCCGTCGTCTGACTGAACGCCAGAACGGACTTGGAGGCGTCCCCGAATACTGCCTTGGTCTTGTTGATCTGCTCGTTGAGGGAGGACGCGTTTTCGACGGACTTGGCGAGCAGGCCCACGGCCCCGATGCTGGCAATCGTCGTGATCTTGGCGATGTTGCCGGCAGCGGTGGACAGCCCCTTACCGGCCTTCGACCCGACGTTGGATAGCGTCTTGTCGAGCTGGCCGGACTTCCTGATCGCCTTGTCTACGCCGCGGTTAAAGCCCTTGTCGTCCAGCGTGAGCTGTGCGACGAGCGCGGCAGTCTCAGCCCTTGGCACTTGTGGCGGTCCTCAGTTTCTGCATCTTGGCTTCCTCGGCCACAGACTCAGCCCTGACAGCGGTGCCGATACTCAGCTCTGCGAGGTACTGGAGTCGCCATCGGGCTGTGAGAACGTCATCCCGGTGTCGCCCGTCCGGGTAGTGGTAGTCGAGGACCGCGAGGAGTGCTTGCGGCTCGATCGTGTCGATCCAGTCGTCGCTGATGTCGATACGCCGGTCGGCGTGGGCCGCGAGGATGTCGCGACCCTGTTCGCCAAAGGGATGAGTACCTGCGGGTTGTACAGGGTTTCCGCCTCGCTGCTCACGATGTCCCCGGCCACGAAGTCGGACATCAGGTACTTACGGATATTGCCGGCCGTAACCGGGATGGCGGCACCGTTCTGCAGCGTCCAGGAAGCGATACCGGAAAACATGTACTGGGTGACGACGGCCGCGATCCGGCGGGCCGTCAGGTCGTTCATATCGCCGCTATCTTCCACGAGCTGGATGGCCTGCTTGCAAGCCGCGGCTTCCTCGAAGCCGAGCCGGTCCTTCAGGGTTACGGTGTCCCCGTCCGGGTGCCGCGGCTCGTCGCCTTCGGCCACCGGACAGGGGCACGGGATGAGAACGTCCATTACGAGCCTGTCGCGCCGAGATCGGCGTTCGTCATGTCGCAGACAACCGCGGACGTGTACACGCCGTCGAAGTCGTCGGGATCGTAGAAGGCATGGCCGGTCAGGACGACAACGGTATTGCCGCCGATCTCGCCCTCGGTCCGGGTGTAGTAGCGGATCGGCATCGTCTGGGTCCACTTGTACGGAACGGCCGTCCCCGGGATAAGGGTCGTTGACGTGGTGATGAGTCGCAGGTAACGGTTCACCGCGTCATCCGACATCCAGGCATCCGACTCGGAACCGGTACCGACGATATCGCTGGTCTTGGCAAACGTCAGCTCGACTTCGATGGAGCCGGTGGCCCGGACAATCTCGTTGATGCCGAACGACTGACTGCCGTTCATCCACCGCTTCAGGTCCAGGTCGCCGCCGAACCGGAGTGTGGCCGTGTACAGCGCGTCCGACACCTGCCCGCCCGAGAGGCCGGCAACGCTGGACGCAATGTAAATAGCGGTGTCCTTGCCGTAAATCTTCGCGCCGGCTGTATCGACTGCCAGCCCCGGAGTCGGGACGGTGCCGGTAACGGGCTGGTCGGTGGAGGACGTTGACGCGACCTCGCCGAACCGCCACGTAGCGGAGGCGGTCGCAGCCACGAGCTGTTCGGGAAAGACAATCTCGAAAGACTCCAGTACCGAGTCCCCGAACTGGTACCAGTCGGAGGTCACATCGTCTCCGAATTCCCACGTCCAGGGGTCCCCTTCCGAAGATGACGTGGGGTCCGGGTCATGGGTCCAGGTCTTCGCGAGTCCGCCCGTACCGCTGGACGACGGCTCCACGTCCCCGCCGAAGAACCCTGACATCAGGGCCGGGATCGTGTTGTACTCCAAGCCGTTGTCGGTGATCGGCCCCGTTGCCTCATCGCCCTGTCGGATCGGGGCAACTGTCGGGTAGACAGAACCGGCGTCCACGTCCGGGTCTGTCCACTGTAGGTCAACGTCCGGCACACCCTTCCACGGGTACGCCTTCGTCGCGGCGACAACTGTTCCCTGTACTGCCTGCCGTGCACCCTGCCACTTGCGCAGGCGCACGAGCCCTTGGACCGGCATCTGTTCTCCTCCTGCTGATGAGCTGTACGCCTACCGTCCGGCGCTGGACATGGAGAACGCCTATTTGGCCCGTCCGACCAGCGGACTGTCCGCGCTAAGCGCCGGCACCGGGGGTTCCGCCCGGAGGCCCTTGCCTCAGTTGTCGCCTACATAGCCCTCCAGGGTGATCCGCGTCCCGTAGTAGGTCCGCTGGTACTGTGGTAGGAGCCAATCTGGAACGTAGGTTGGTTCATCGTCAACGGACGTAACCGCGATAAGACTGTTGGAACCGGCCGCGTGGACGCGATCCCGGACCCATACAACGAACCCGTCCACGAATGCGTCCCGCTGATCGACGGCATTACCGCTGTCGAACTCGCCATGCAGGACGATGATTTCGGCTGTCGGTGATCGCTGGTACGTGGCCCTGCCAATCGGCGCGATGGTCTCGCCCATCGAGTCAACGAACGCTGTCGGCGGACTGATGCTCGCCGGCCTTGCCCGGTAAATCTGAAGGTCGATCTGAGCATCTGATTTGTAGTCGCTGAGCAACTGCACGCACGCGGCCCGGTAGTCCGCCTGAACATCCATCAGGCAGCCTTATTCCAAAGGTCGATCATCTGAGCCGCCAGCGGTTCCCGGCGCAATGCTTCCTCGGCCGCTCGCTGTCGGAACGGCTGGCCGCGATAGCCAGGATGGTGGACCCGCTTCGCGAAGATCGTCTGCCCGCCATCACGCCAGGACAGCATCTTCGCCTTGCGCGGCTTGATGTTGTGTGACTTCGGACCCTTGTCCACGAAGTACGCGGAGTAGTGGCCGGCCACGGTCGCCTTGCGCTGCGTCGAGTTCTTGACACGGAACGAGCGGCGCAACCGGCCGGTGCGCTGCGGAACGGCCGGCCGCATCAGCTTCACGGTCTCATCAGCCCATGCACGGCCAGCCGGTTTGAACGTCTGCTTGATCGCTCGCAGACGCGCGTTCAGCTGCTTGGTTCCCTTGATCGAACTCACGACTTCTTGTCGGCCTCTTCGGCTTTCTTCTGTTCCTTCGCCTTGGCGGCTTCCCGCTTGGCGATGGCCTTCAGCGTGTCCTTGCTCATGCGACCGCGAACCTCCGATGTTTGCCGGTCATGTATGCCCGGACTGCTGCGTCTCTCAGCAGCGACTCCACCGACGTATCCGGCTCCAGGAGCATCAGTTGCGCGAGTCGCAGGGCGGCAGACGACAGGTTGGCTGTCGGAACATCGTTCGTCTCATCCCAATACCCGCGCTGGCCTTTGATGACTTCGATAGCCGATGCAAGGGAGCTGTCGATGTTCGCCAGCATCACATCGTCCTGATCGTCCGTGAAGTTCAGAACTCGCGTCAGGGCCTCCTGGTCCGGCCACTCGACCGGGGTCGAGAAGTACAGGGACAGGTCGGCTTCGTCCGATGGCTCGTAATCGCTTCCGTAGAACTGGCGAATGGTGATCGGGAAGCTGTAGTACGAACCGGAGTCGGTCTTAGAGCCTGTCACGTAACCGATGCTGCGACCACTGCGCTCGGCAACGATCGTGATTACGTCCCCGGTGTCAATGGTCGCCAGTACCGCCGCACGGCTGTTGCCGTCCCGATCCGTTTCCGAGATACGCAGCGTGTTTGCGTACCCCGGAACCGGATCAGAGGCGTAAGTGACCTGACCCGCGGTCGGGGTTCCGCGGGTCGTGGACCACTCATAGGCACCTAGTGTCGCGGACACTTAGCTCGCGACGTTGTACAGGCTGAAGGCTGCCGGATACCAAGGTGCGAACCAGTCGATACCCACGAGGGCCACGTCGCGACCGGCTTTGCTCGGCACGTCCGCCTGGAGGGTGTAGGTACCGTCTTCGGCCCATGCGAAGCCACTCGACGGACCGACGATCGCGTACGCGCCACGGGCATCGAGCGCCGGGACGTGGACGGCCCGAAGGCCGCTGATCGTACCGGTGATGCCACCGGCCACCGTTGCCGAAGCCGAGAGGCCCGGGTAAAGCGGCTGGTTGGTGGTGGTGGCCTTCGCATCGATGAACTCGCCGATGGCCGCGGTGGACATCCAGATGGTGTCCGGCGGTCGGCGGATCGCGTCGAACGACGTAACGAACGCCGCTCCAAGGCTGAGGTTCGCCGGGTTCAGCGGTGCATTCGGCCCACCGAAACCACCCATGGCGTCGGCAAGGGCCTGGACAGCCGCTTCCTCTGTCTCGATGGCATACGCCTCGGCCAGCAGGTCCAGCCACAGGCTGAGGAAGCTCGGCGAGCTTCGCTTGATGAGCTGAATGGACAGGTCGCCGGCACCTGCGAAGGTCCGGGCGTCGAAGCTCTCCGTGCCGATCAGGGTCTTGGTGCTTGCGACTTCGGCCTTTTCCTGCGACTGCTCGGCGACTTCCGGCCGCTGGTTGATGACAGGAACAATGAGCTGCATGCCGCTCTCGGGCGTCTCCAGCCGACGCGTAGAGCCGAGGAACGGTCGCGTGGCGTCAATGACGCCGATCAACTCGGACAGATACGCGGGCGGAACGACACCGGCATTGTCCGTCGTCGTCACGTCATCCAGCGTTCGCATCTGCTCCAGCTGGTTCAGTTCCTCCTGAGTCAGCCGGTCCCCGCCGAGAGAGCGGCCAACAAGCTTGAACCACTCGCCTTTGCTCGGAAGCTTCGGCTTGTCGGTCGGCAGCTGGGAGGGAATTTCGAACGATGCGCGGTACTGCTCGGCCTGCTGGTCGTACCGCTCCAGGAGCTTTTCCTGAAGGGCTGCCTGGGCCTCGGCCCGGGCCTCGATTGACGCAAGCGCGGACCCGATCCTGTCGAGAGCGCCGGCGATTTCTGCCCCGATCTCAGGGGCGGTAACGGTGTCGCCCATCGGGGCAGTTCCTCCATTCTGCGACCGGACAGCTAGCACCGTTGCCTGGTCGCCGTAGGCGGGACGGTGGGTAGGCGTTGCGCCTTTCAACAGGGCGCGATGGTGGACACGGACCCGGCGGCCGTTCCGTCTTTCGATAACGGTCCCGCCGGGAACCTCGGAGAACTCGACACTTACACCGGTAACGATGCCGTCCGCCATCAGGGCCAAGTTCTCATCACCGGATGCAGTCTTGGCGACCCGGTACGTGGCGTGAGGACCGTCAGCCTCATTAGTGAGGCTCATACCCCGGCCGATCGGTACGCGGGTCGGCTTCGGTGTACCGTCCTGTCCGAGCCCCATCCGCATTTCGTGTTCGGCCCCGTACAGATACAGGGACTCGGGAGGCGTGCCGTCGAACGCACCAGCGCGGAATTCCTCCGGCCCTAGCAGGGTGTCGATCTGGTAGTTCCACGGCAGCAGGCGGAAATCGACTTCGCGCTTGCTGAGACTGCGAACCTCGATAGGCCCAACGATGTCGAATGACCGGCTCTCGGTAACTGGTTCGACCTCATCACCGACCGGCGACAGCTCCACGTCCGTCTCAGCCGCTTCCTCAGTGCTGATGCTGGGCTGAGTCGTTACGTCTGCGTCGTCGGTATCCGGTTCCGCCAGCCCCTGGTCCGTTGGCTTCGGATCGTCAGGCATCGGTGCGCTTCACATCGGCATCGTTGGACGCCGGCGCGCTACCGGTGATGCGTGCCTTCAGCTCGGACTTCGTACCCGAAACGGGGAGACCGGCAGCCTTGGCTTCGGCCTTCAGGTCCGCGACTGTGGCGGAAGGATCGACACGAACTGACCGCCGAACGCCGGCCATGTCCCGGCCGTTGGCTGCGTTCCGACTGATCCTGACTCCTGCGTGTGTGAGCCGCATAAGAGAAACCTCCGCTAGACCCGGTGTTTAGGGACACGCGCCGGGAGCGAAGGTCACATACGGGGCTGGTCACGATGGACACGGCCCGTTCAGGTATTCGGTTGTACCGGGGCCTATCTCGGGTGTCCAGTTGTTACCCTGTTCCGTCGAAGTCGCCAGGGCGGCTTATCAGTCCCGGTTGCTCGTAAGGTATTCGACGGCTTGCCGGTAAGTCAAGCCTTACGCGGTTCGCTGCCACGCAAACGCGGTGATCGACAACGGGTCCGTCGTGCCGTTGGCAACCGCTCCGCCCGCGTGGGCCGAGTGGCTGAGCGCCGCGTGGTCAGTATGGGCACTCGGTTGCGTGACGCCGTGAACCTGGGCAGCCACACCGCCCGATGTCGGGTTCAGCGTGGATTGTCCAGCTGATCGGAGACTGCCACCGGTAGCCGCTGATCCCATCAGGTGCGTGCCGGTCGTCGTGCCCGTCGTGCCGCCTTGTAGCTGCTCGACGTGGACGTGGTTCGTTACGTCGGTATGGTTCGCGACCGCCGTGCCGGTATGGGCACTGTGGGCCTGGGCAGCGTGGTCTGAATGCGCCGATGGCTGCGTGAATGTATGGGCATGTGTCGCCGATCCTGCCTGCGTACCTGCCGACGTGTCGCTGAAGAGCAGGAAGCGGCCAGCACCGAAGCGTGCCCATGTCCCGTAACCGAAGTGCGTAGCAACGGCTCCGGCGTTTGCGTGGTTGATCGTCGTCAGGTACAGGTCGCCGACTGCGTACACCTGTCCGGACGTACCGGCTGGCCCCTGATCGCCTGTCGGTCCCTTGTCACCCGTGGGACCTTTATCGCCTACCGGCCCCTGATTACCGGTTGCGCCGGCTTGCCCCGTGGCCCCGACGGCTCCGGCGTCGCCGGTAGCGCCCTTATCGCCCGTTGCGCCTTTGTCTCCGGTCGGTCCTTTGTCGCCTACCGGACCCTGCGAACCCGTAGGACCGGCGTCCCCGATCGGTCCCTGTTGACCCGTGGGGCCTACCGGACCATCGTCACCCGTAGGCCCCTGATCGCCAATCGGGCCTTTATTGCCGACCGGTCCCTGCGGTCCCTGCGGACCGGGATCGCCCGTAGGCCCTTGCTCGCCTTCCGGTCCCTGTTCGCCTTCAGGTCCCTGTGGGCCTTGCTCGCCGATCGGTCCCTGCGGGCCAGCCTCGCCACCACCGATTGCAGTAGGCGGATCACCGTTCCGGACGATAAGCAGCTGGCCCTGCTCGTTGGCGTATAAGCCAACTTGCCGATCGTTACCCGGTGGTAGCGGGGCTCGGCGAAGTCGCCGAAACCAGATCATGCGACACGCTCACCGTCGTATACGGTCCCGCAACGACGGCAGCGACCGACGAACGGGCCGGCCTCGGCCAGCATCGCGTTACAGGGCTTGATGATGCCGGCGAGGATGCGCGTCCCGGTGCAACGAACGGGTGCAGCCGAACGGACTTGCGGAATAGCCGTAACGGCGGCAGCCGGTGGCGCGAACGGCATCGGCTTGTACTCCGAGTCACCCGGCAGGTAGCCCTCCTCGGAGGCCGCGACTTCGGCCGTGTAGATACCCTGCTCGATGGCGATTGCGTGGACTTCATACCGGGTCTTGATGTCCGGCTCAGTGATGGGTTTCCGATTGAACCGGGCGACCGTCGAACGGGTGAGCAGGTCGGACATCGCATGTTCGATCGGCTCCAGGTAGTTCGGGCTGAGGCAACTTGCAAGGAAGTCTTTCCAGAGGTCTGTCCGGTTGCCGTACACGAGACTGGAGCCCGATGCGCTGTACTCCAGCAGCGGCCCGGGCATATCGAAGATGCGGGCCGCGTCACCGTTCTGGTAGTCGCGAGCTGCCAACGCCTGCACCGACGCCACGTCCACCGGAAATTGCTTCAGGTCTTCGATCCCGTCATCCGTGACCATCACGGTATTGTTGTCCCGGCCAATGATCTGATCCCGCAGGATATCGGCCTCATGGCGTCCGGTCTCGGGGTCTTCGGACAACGCGCCAGCGGCTTTTGCCCACCACGACGGCACGCCATTCTCGGCGTAGAAGTTGGCCGCGTACTCCTGGGCCTCAACCGACACCGAGACCGCCGCTTGGCACATCTGCAACGGTCCGCGGCCCCGCAGGTCGCCGGGATCGCGGGCATAGACCTTGTGGACGAACTGCCCGGACGGGTTGGCCGGCGTCCAACGCGTGGATTTGATGTCGCCCCACGTATACGTTGGCCGTAGCCGGTTGCGGGGATTGGCTTCGACGTTCAGCTCGGCCAACGGTACGACAACGAGCGCGGTTGCGAGCCCGTCGTTATCGCGACTGGCAATCCACCACACGAACTCGCCGCGGGTCGCTTGGTTCCATGCCGTGTCCCGGTAGAAGTCCTGGGCATCGCAGTTGGGATCGGGACGCGTGATCAGCCGCGGCCCTTCCGGCATCTTGCCTCCCTCGCGGTAGCCCTCCATCGTCAGGCTGCCAACGGTGTTCGAAATCAAGACAACGGCCCGCTTCAGGGCCGGTACGCCGAGGGCTTCGGTAATGCTGGCCGCTCGCCACGGCCGCGGGCTCAGCCCCTGGACCCGGAGCAGTTGCTCGGTCAGTCCGGGATAGTCCACGAACGAGTCAATGGCCCGCATCTGCGTCTGTTCGGAGGCTCGTTCCATCCGCGCGATCGCCCGATAGTGGGCAGCCTCCCGAACCGCCATCGAGCGAACGGCATCCACAGACGTGTCTACTAGGACGGGTTCTGTTGCCCGCTGCCACATCAGCCGATCCCACAGGGCCATTACATCACCCGCGCTTTCGGCTTTACGGGGCCGGACGCCAGCCACACGGCACGGATGACAGCCAATGCCGCAGTGATTGGCCGGTCATCCTGTGCCCGGACTGCATGGTACTTGCCGTCGCCGGTGTCTTTCCGGCTGGTCCACTTCAGGTCCGTGGTGATCTGGTCACCGGCGTCCCAGCGAAGGGTCCGACTCGTGACAAGATTCACGAACTGCGCCGACGCGTTGCCGAACTCGGCCCCCCCGACTGCCTTTGCCCTGCCCTTCGGCACGTACTTGACAAGCTCGCGATCCGTCATCGGGTCGTGACCGACTTCGCGAATGCCGTTCTTTGCTGCCAGCTTCCGGACATCCTCGCCGAGTGCATCGGTGTCGATCGGGCTACCGGTTGCCTCCAGCAGCAGCCGTACCGAAACAGCGTCGCCTGTCCGCCATGCCATCGCCACGGATGCCCGGTTGCCCTCCGGTGACATGCTCACTGCGAGACTCGGCCTGGAAGCCGGACCGAGGTCACCCCTGCATGATACCCATTCGAACTCCGAAACCAAGGGCTGGCGCATGGTGGAGACCCAGCGGCACAGATGCTCGGTTTCAAACCCGGGCATCTTCTGCGGGCTGAGCGTCGCTTTGCGGTAGTCATCGGTAAGGGTCCGAAGTACCGGCTTGAGATGACCGATCGCCGGATTGGACTGGACCCAGCCCCGGACATCGCCGGTGTCGTAATTGGGATCGGCGGACCATTCCAGGTACGCCAGCCCCGGGTCCGTCTCGCGCCGCGACCTGACCTCGTTCAGCACCACGCTATCGTCATGCCCGGCGTTTGACAGGTAGACGTACTGCGGGTCTTCCGACATCGTGGTTGTGGACTCCCACGCATCGCGGGCAATCTCGTCTGTCAGCTCCCGCAACTCATCCACGATCACGATGTCTGCGGACCGGCCGCGGCTGCCGCCATTGGCTGCGGCGATCCGGTACCAGCCCCCGTTCTCCAACAGGATTTCTTCCTGACCGGCCCCGTAGCGCGGCCAGATGGTGTGCAGGCGTCCGCCTTTGCCGCGGCGTTTCTGGAACAGGTCTTCGGACAGCTCGTTCGCGATCAGCGGGAACATTTCGCGGGGGATTTCCCGGGTCGCCGCGATATGCAGGATGCGCTTCCCCAGCCGTAGGGCGTCGATGATGTACGGCTTCATCAGCGTGGTTTTGCCGTTCTGACGGCCAACCACGATGCAGACTTCGCGATACAGCTTGCCGTCCGGCCCCTGGGCGGTCAGGTAACGGGCAGCGGTCTCCTGCCACGGCATGAGGGTGATGCCGATTTCCTGGGCCACCTTGCGGAAACCCGGAACGTCGGACCTTGCCGGGATCGGCGGCGCGATCCGGGGCAGCGCCGAACCGATCGGCTCCGTTCCAGCGTTACGCTGCGCCAGTGCCATCCACCGCCGACTTTCTCGTGTAGTCGCGAGTCATCACCGGATCAGGCTCGGTATGTAGACTTTTCGCGAG